CGCTACATCCGCGAGGCTGCCCATCACCGGGCCGAGCGCTACTCGGTCGAGGCCCAGCGCTGGCAGGCGAAGGCGCGCGACCAGCAGGGACTCGCGACCTACTGCGAGCAGCTCGCCATGAGCGTGCTCGTCAACGACCGGCAGTTGTCGGGCGCCAGTGAGGGCGAGCCGCACAAGGTCGAGTTCGACAACGGGGTCAAGATTGGGCTGCGCATCACGCGCCCCGTGGTGGTCTCGGACATCGACATGCTGCCGGCCAAGCTCGTGCGTGTGAAGACCACCCGCGAGCCCGACAAGGTCGCAATCGGCAAGCTGCTCAAGGCCGGCGAGGTCGTTAGCGGTGCCCGTCTCGGAGTCAACGAGACGGTCGACTGGGGCCGCTAAAACTCCGCCTCGTCGGCACCGCCTGACCAGCGGAGCGAGGCAGAGGGCGCACGTAGCGCCACCGTGCTGGTGCGGCATCACCAGCAGACCGCGCAACTGTGACGGGCGCGCGGACCCTACACCCAACTATCCGGAATCTCCGGATGGTTCGCGAGAGAGACCTCATGCGCTGGCTATCCGTTGACCCCGCCACCAAGACCGGCATCGCCCGCTGGGATGGCGCCAAGCTCGTGTCGGTCGCGACCCTTCGCCCGATGACGGCGACCGAGGCGAAGCCGCACCGCTGCGCGAAGGGCGACCTCGCGGCCGTGGTGCTCGTAGAGGGCCGGCGCGTGTTCGTTCCGCACGTCACGATGGCTCGCGCGTGGCCATCGCTGCTTGCAGGTATCGAGGCTGTCGTCATCGAGGAGGCGATGGGCTTCCAGCCGAAGACGGTCGCGCAGCTCGGGTATCGTCGCGGCTACATCGCGGCCCTGTGCGAGCAGCGCAACGTGGTCGTGACCGAGGTCAACACCTCGTCGTGGCGCAAAGTCGCGGGCGAAGCGTGGGGCGTGTCATTCCCGGCCAAGTCGGACGCGGCGAAGGTGCTGGCGCAGTCGCTGGTGCGCGAGCACTACGGCGTCGAGTGCACCGACGACGAAGCTGACGCGGTGCTCGTTGGGCATTGGGCGTTGCGGACGCGGACGGTGCGGGCATGACCTTCGCCCGATGGGAGTGGCTCAAGGCGGCCGAAGAGTCGGGCCTGACGTGGCGCCAGCCTCGCATCGTCGAGGGCATGTGCACGGTCTACGAGGGCGGTTGGCTGGTGTCTGGCGAGGGCCCCGATCGCGTGATGTTGAGCGGCATCGACAGCGGTCGTCCCAATATCTATCGCATGGGGCGCGGCGTGCTCCACGGCCCTGCCGATGGCTTCGAGTGCCCTGCCGATCTGAAGGCGACGCTTGCTGCCATCGCCGAGGGGCTCCCGCTCACTCGCGGGCAAATCGTGCGGGGTGCGATATGACCGACCGTCACCCAATGGACTGCTACATCACCCCGCCGTGCGCCGCGAGCGCGTTCGGCGGCTACCTCGGCGAGCACTTCCCCGACGAGTGGGCCGAGGGTGACTGGCTCGATCCCTTCGGCGGCCCCGGTACGTTGCTGCCCTGGATGCTGCGCCTCGACGCCGAGTTCGTGCCGTGCGTTCAAGCGCACGTCTTCGAGCTCGACACGCGATGGGAGGAGGATCAGCGCGCCTACGTCCACACCATCAATCGCCGCCTCGGTCGTGACTCGTTCGCGATGTCATGGCAGCCGCGCGGACGCACTCCGCACATCGCGACCAACCCGCCCTTCAAGTCGACGCGCGAAGCGTTGAAGCGCTGCCGCGAGCACGCCTACGACAACGGCGTCATCGCGGGCGTGCTCATGCGGACCGACTGGTGGCAGCACCAGAAGCGATCGCTGCTGCGGCCCGACCGGATGCTGATGCTCGAATGGCGCCCTGCGTTCGGATGGCGCTTCGACACCAAGACCAAGCAACTCGTGTGGAGCACCGACTACGCCGGCTACGTGTGGTGCCTCTACGAGCCCCGCGCGACAGGCCGTACCGCGACGGACTTCCTCGCGCGGCCGACCGTCCCCAAGCACCTGCACGTCGAGCACAAGCGGCTCGCGCGCATTGCCTATCACATGGGCCAAGCGGCCCAAGGAGCGACCCCGTGACCAAGACGAAGACGAAGCCACCCAAGAAGAAGACCGAGCCCCTCAAGCAGCCCGCGAGCAAGGAGTACAAGCTGCTCTCGGTCGACACCGAGAAGATGCCGGTGGAGCTCTCGCAAGAGGCGGTGGGCACCGTTTCGAGGAGGGCAGCGTGAGCTACACGGACTTTATCGGCGCGAAGGCGGCATCCAATGCCTTCGGCGGCATCGAGCCTGTCGACCTTCATCCGGGGCTTTTCCCGCACCAGCGCGACCTCACCGCATGGGCTCTCCGCAAAGGCCGCGCGGCCCTGTTCGCAGACACCGGCCTGGGCAAGAGCTTCATGGAGCTCGAATGGGCTCGCCAGGTGTCGCGATTCGGTCGCGTCCTGATCCTGACGCCGCTGGCCGTTTCGCAGCAGTTCGTGCGCGAGGGCGCGAAGTTCGCGATCGACGTCAAATACCTCCGCGCCGATGACGGTGTGACGCCCGTCGTCGTGACCAATTACGAGATGCTTCAGCACTTCGACCCGTCGGCTTTCGTCGGCGTCGTGCTCGACGAAAGCAGCATCCTCAAGGCCTACGACGGCAAGACGCGGACCGCTATCATCGGCGCCTTCCAGGGCACTCCTTATCGCATTGCGGGCACGGCGACGCCAGCGCCGAACGATCACACCGAACTCGGCAATCACGCCGAGTTTCTCGGCATCAAGACGCGCGTCGAGATGCTCGCCGAGTACTTCGTGCACGACGGCGAGACGACGATGGAGTGGCGTCTCAAGGGCCATGCCCGAGACATCTTCTGGCGATGGGTCGCGTCGTGGGGCGCGGTCATTCAGCGGCCGAGCGACCTCGGCTACTCCGATGACGGCTACGCGTTGCCGCCGCTTCACATGGTCGACCACGTCATTCCGGTCGACATCGCCGACGCCCATCGCGCTGGCACTCTCTTCCCGGACGAGGTCCGTAGCCTCAGCGACCAACGGTCGAACCGTCGCGCGACCCGAGACAAGCGCATCGAGAAGGCGGCCGAGCTCGCCCGAGGCGACTCTCCGTGCGTCATCTGGTGCGAGCTCAACGACGAGGCCGACGCGGTCGAGGGCGCCATCGCGGGCGCGGTCCAAGTCCGCGGCGCCGACTCGCATGACGTCAAGTCGCAGGCTCTTGCGGGCTTCGCGGCGGGTGACTTTCGAGTGCTCGTCACGAAGCCGTCGATCGCTGGCTTCGGCCTGAATTGGCAGCACTGCGCGCGGACCGTATTTCTCGGCGCATCGCACAGCTTTGAGCAGACCTATCAGGCCATCCGGCGCTTCTGGCGCTTCGGCCAGATCCGCCCCGTCGAGGCGCACATCATCCGCGCTGAGAACGAGAATGCCATCATGGCGAGCTATCGCCGGAAAGAGGCAGACGCCGCGCGCATGGCGGCCGAGATGCGAGTGCATCTCTATGAGGCGGTTCGCTCTGAGGTTCAGGGCGCGACCCAACGAGAGTGGAACAACTACGCGCCGCGTGCACAGCAGATTGTGCCGGACTGGGTCCGTGCGGTGAGTCAGGAGGCCGCATGAGTGTCATTGACCAGTTCGTCACGGACCAGTTCGCAGCTTACAATGGCGACTGCATCGAGGTTCTGCGCGGACTTCCCGATGCGAGCGCGCATTACTCGATCTTTTCCCCGCCCTTCGCGTCGCTCTACACCTATTCCGCGAGCCCGCGCGACATGGGTAATTGCAAGACGGAGGCGGAGTTCTTCGAGCACTTCCGCTACCTCATCCCCGAGCTTTACCGCGTCATCAAGCCGGGCCGGCTCCTGTCGTTTCACTGCATGCTTCTGCCGACGACCAAGGGCCGCGACGGCTATATCGGCCTGACCGATTTCCGCGGCAATCTCATCCGCGCGTTTCAAGAGTGCGGATGGATCTACCACTCCGAAACGGTCATATGGAAAGACCCCGTCCAGGCCATGCAGCGCACGAAGGCGCGCGGACTGCTCTACAAGGAGCTCCGCAAGGACTCCACCGTTTCGCGGCAAGGCATCCCCGACTACCTCGTGACGATGCTCCGGCCGGGCGACAACGAGACGCCGGTGACGAAGGATGCGGAGGGCTTCCCGGTCGGCCTGTGGCAGCAGTACGCGAGCCCGGTGTGGGTGCTCGAGGGCGAGCGCACGGGTGACGGCTTCGTTTCCTGCCGCGCCGACATCAATCCGAGCGAGACGCTGCAATATCGAAGCGCCCGCGAAGACGACGACGAGAAGCACATCTGCCCGCTTCAGCTCGAAGTCATCCGGCGCGCCGTGAAGCTGTGGACGAACCCTGGCGAGGTGGTGCTTTCACCGTTCGGAGGCATCGGCTCGGAGGGCTACGTTGCACTCCAAGAGGGCCGCAAGGCTGTCATCGCGGAGCTGAAGGGCAGCTACTACAAGCAGCTCGTCGCGAACCTCAAGACGGCCGCAACCCCTGCGCAGCGCACGCTGTTCGGGGACGCAACTGCTGCGCCGCCCTGAAGTCTCTGACGAGTTGCGCGCCGAGCACCGACGCTTGGCCCGCATGGCACATCAATGGGGCCGAGAAACGGCCCAAGGAGCGACCCCGTGACCAAGACCAAGACGAAGCCACCCAAGAAGAAGCTCGAGCCCCTCAAGCAGCCCGCGAGCAAGGAGTACAAGCTGCTCTCGGTCGACCAAGGGCTCGACGACGGCCATCCTTCATGCCGCCTGCGAGCCTGTCGGGCTGTCGCTCGGGCACGTGCAGCGCGCGCTTGCCATCATGCGGCGCTGCGGCCTCGTGCGTGCTGACGACGGCGGGGTGTGGTTCGCCGCCGAAGAGGCGCCCGAGGTCGAGACCGAGCCGGGCCGCAAGGACACGCTGCCCGAGGCGGCCGTGGCCCCGAAGCCGAAGCGACGCGGGGCGAAGGACACCGGCGAGGCGCTGCTCAACAGCGCGCTCGAGCAGAGCGAAGCCCATCACTAGACGCATTGCCGCGATGGTCGCGGCACGCACACGAGGACTCTGGAGGACCCATGAATATCGAAGATCTCACGTTCGGACAGTGCAAGCAGATCGCCACCATGTTCGGCGCCGTTTCGCCCGCCAAGGCGCACCCCTTCGTCGGCCAATACGTGCTGCTGCGCTGCTACTCGGCGGGCGTGCATGCGGGCGTGCTCGTGTCGCAGGATGGCGACACGGCCGTACTGCGCGACTCGCGGCGCCTGTGGTCGTGGACGGCCAATGCGGGCGTGGCGCTGTCCGGTGTCGCCCAGGCCGGCATCAACCGCGGCAAGAGCAAGGTCGACGCCATCAACCAGACGATCGCGCTCACGGGCGTGATCGAGACGATCCCGTGCACGGCGGTGGCGCAAGAGTCGATCAATGGAGCCTGACATCTCCGGCTCCGGCGACGGCTCCGGCTCCGGCTCCGGCTACGGCTACGGCGACGGCTACGGCGACGGCTCCGGCTCCGGCTCCGGCTCCGGCTACGGCTACGGCTCCGGAGCCGGCTCCGGCGACGGCTCCGGCGACGGCTCCGGCTCCGGCTACGGCGACGGCTACGGCTACGGCTCCGGCGACGGCTCCGGCTCCGGCTCCGGCTGATCCCCCAACCCCTGCCGCCCGAGCCCGCAGTGGTGCTCGGGCGGCTTGCGGGCGCACCCACGACGAGCGCGCTACACCGACCCTCGAAGCCACGAACTCATCGAGATCGCCAACGCCATCCCGCGTCCCGCGTGTGTCCCTGGCGTGTCCCGCTACATGACCGCTACATGAGCGGCACGAACGCATCGGCCTTCCATGCGGTCGCGGGAACAATCGACATAGCCCTGTCGATTTACGCTTGCCATGAATCAGAGCGGGCCCTATTGTCTACTCATCGGCAGCGAGGACACGGAGTCCGAGGCCGAGCGGGGTGACAGCCCCGAGGAGCAATGACCATGAGCTACAATCCCACGATCACCGTCACCGTCACCGTCACCACCGGCCCCAGCGACGTGCGCTACATCGCCCTCCTGGACACCGACACCAACGAGGTCACCATCCTCAGCGACCGCGACGGCGAGGGCCAGCCCCTCATCCGTCTCGGCAAGGGCATGTGGCGCAATGGCCGCATCGACGACTGCGCCGCCGTCCTCGGCGACGAGGTCTACGAGGCGCTCGACGCCGCCCTGAACGAGCTCGTCTGAAACAAAGAGGGCGCCCTTGCAGGCGGTCGCGGGAACAATCGACATAGCCCTGTCGATTTACGCTTGCCATGAATCAGAGCGGGCCCTATTGTCTACTCATCGGCAGCACGGAGCAGCCGGCAAGGAGAACAACGATGTACCATGGCACGCGCAACCAAGACTGGACGGCTCATATCGGCGCCTGCCTCACGACCCGCGAGGAGAGCGCCCAGGCGTATGCTGGCCAAGCCGGCCAGGTGCTTACGGTCGAGATTGACTGGAGCGACCTCGACCTCGAGGAAGTGGACGGCTACGACCGCGACACCAACGAGGCTCGCGGCGACCGTGCCGACGATCTCGCGGCGATTGAGTGCGACGTGCTGCTCTACCAGGACGAGGACGAGTTCGGCCGCCGACACGACTGCTACCGCCTCGTGTCGGCCAAGGCCGTCGCCGCCGTGATCGTGGTTGCGGTGACCCGCTACGACGCCAATGAGCGCGAGTGGGTGGCGCAGTGAGCCGCAACGGCACGCTCAGGCGCTACGATGACGCCAGCTACATCAGAGCAGCCACTGCTGAGGAGAAGCAACAGAGCGAGGCGCAAGCGCGCAAGGATGGCGGCGCTGGGGTCATCAGTGTCAGCGGCAAGCGATGCTACGTAGAGCCTGCCAAGCCCCGAGGAGGCGCCCGCCCAGGCGCCGGCAGGAAGCCCGGTAGCGCGCGCTCTGGACTGCGCCGCACCCTGCTCCTGTCGCACGAGGCCATCGCGGTCCTGGAGGCCGTGCCCGAGCGTCAGCGGGGCGCGTGGGTGTCGGCGCTAATTGAGGCGGCCCAGAGGGAGAGGCAATGAGCGACAAGACCCCTTACGTGACCGATCCCGAGCCTGGGATCGTCACCCACCGGGCCACGATCAAGCCATGCGTGCGATGCGGGTCGAGCAAGATGGACGTGCTCGGCC